CATGATGATAAACCTATGCGAAACATTACTGAAAAGGTGAAACGATATTCTGGACCTAGATGTGATTTTCATGAACAAAAGGTTCCACTCGAACATTTGTTGTATTATGAGAAAGATGTCTTAAAAGACCGTTTTCCTAAGATTGTTCTTTCGAATACCCTAGGAATGAAAAAGGTTCTCAATACTCTTGAAGATTATACAACTAGTCTTCAGATACCTTAGTTGCTAGGTAAAACTTAAGCTCTCCCAAATTTGCAACGTTATACTTTAAAATCAAAAATCTATTACCCGTTTCTTGTATAATTTGCACAGACGCACACATACTCGTCGCCTTTGTAAAGATATTCAAGTATTTTAGACTGTAGGTACCCATAATTTCCGGACTTTCATCGAGACAATCGATTGATGTTTCCTGATTTGCGAAATCACCATCACATCTAAATTTGATTTGATCTCCGATTCTCCTAATTTCTATATCCGTTCCTATGTTAGACATGTCACGACAAAGTCTTTGGAAATCTACAGATGGAAGAGTTGTTATCGTGGTCATGTCAATGTCAGGAACTTCGATATGATTCTCATTAATATCTAACAATTTGAGCTGAAATTTTGTGTTTGTTTTCTTGGCTTCACTTGAAATTTCAATATCCATGTATTCCTTAGAGTTGATTTCAATTTTCAAAACATCGTTATTGGTGATGGTCTTTAAAAGTTTAAACGTATTTGAGATGTTAATACCAGCGATGATTTCTTCTTGTGTACACTCGTACTCTTCAAAGTTGTCCGCCGCTAAAAATATGTCTATGAGAGACGTTCGAGCGGTATCCAGTGTAACGATATACATTCCTTGTGGTCTAAAGTAAATGTTTACATCATTAAGTATGTCTTTCAGTACTTCAAATGTTGATTTAAAGGCGGAAGCCTGTATAGTGACTAATTTCATATCTAAATAATTATTTGTCTCATATCTTTAAATCTGTGTATCATACGCAATACCCTTATTCACATCACGACCAATTTTCTCTTCCAGTTCTTTTGTCATCGGAGGTTGGAGACTTCGCCCGTAATCATCCAGAGCGAAGATGTCACCCGTGGATTTACCTTCATCTAACGTCGTCATAGAACACCCGTACCCCCCTATAGGACTGTGCACCACCTCCTTCTGTGGAAGAAGGGAGTCGAGCCAGTTCTTTATTTCGTTTCCTACCAGGATCTTACCATTCTGAGTTAACATAGTTGGTACTCTGTTGATCTTATTTTTGTAACTGGGAGGTATACCCTGTGTATTTACATTGTGATATCTCACAAGTTGCTTCAATTGATGGTGTTGATTTATATACTCTACGACATCCATAGAATGTTTACACCTTGGGCTATATATCAGCAGCGACATCTACTATGTACATCGTAATTTCTCTAAAAAAAATTAACGCGTAATAGTAAATATGAACTACTTCTTAGCGTTCACTCTCATAGTGGTAGTAATTTTTCTGACTACCAACATGGAATCTTTCACAGACACGTTCGGTCTCTCAGGCTACACAAAACCAGTTCCTCCTGTAAAACTGAATGACCCCAGACCAAACCTTGAAGGTTTTGAACAATTTGAAATAAGTGTCGATAACGACATGATGGAGCAGTTTGTTATTCAAGCGAATAATGAAATAGATAAGCGCACTGGTATGTGTACCTACATCATCGAGACGACCGGTATCAACGGTTACAGGAAGGATGGTGTTGAGATATACGAAGTCATGTTTATGAGTGTGAAAAAGGATGGTTTCTCGTTTGGCTTCTCTATAGTAGCCTCGTTTGAGGTTCAGAACGGGAAATCCCGTATCGTATCCCTTCGTTCACAACCCCTGGGTATTCAGGCCCCTGATGACGTATCCGCTTTTACAGAAGGTGCTGTGGGTAAGGAGTTTGTCAAATATGAACTCGTTAAAGAGGCTGCTGTTCCTACCAAAAGTGAGTTTGATTCCGCTAAAAATAAGTTAGAGTAATTGTATGTTGAGCATCAATGACGTTACTAAGATTGATGATAAAAGAAAACAAATCAGGAAAGAAATATATATGAAAATTTATGAACAATTTTCTACAAAAATTAAACAATCTGTAGAACTTGGTCATAAACAGATTTTTCTCACCGTTCCAACATTTATACTTGGATATCCCACATTCGATAGAAGACTTGCAGCTAAATATGTGGCGAGACAATTCGAACTGGGTGGGTTTAGTGTAAAACTCTTGAGTGATTATGACGTGTATGTTTCATGGGTTGTATCTAAAAAGAAAAAGGAAGTAAAAGAAGAAGATGATGTGGACTTACCCAATCTATTGAATCTAAAAAAGATGGCGAATCAGTACAGGAGAAGTGCGTAGGAAAACATCATTTTAAAAAACCCCTTAATCATAAATGGACAATCTGAACGTTCTCGTAGAAGCGAAGAAGGAGTATCTCGGACAGATGTGTATCATCATGTGCCCACCTATGATTGAAGTTTTTCAGGAGATGTATGCGGAATCTGTGAAGACCTCTAAGGGTAAACAAGTTCTCATCATGTTTCAAAAGTTATTGAAAGAGGTTCCTAATTGGTCGAATGCAATGTCAAAGCGTCACGCCGATAACATCACAGACCGGTGTTCTTGGTTTGGGGACCTCCTCGCTGCTGTATTTGTAGCTTGTACAAAGATTCTTTCGGCTGTTCGCCTCAAAGCAGATAACAAAAAGATTTCCCTGAAGCTTCCTACCGAAGAAGTATTTATTCAAACGTGTTACAACAACGCTGCGCGGGACTTGTACAAAGATCCTTATATTTTTCATGAAGAACAGAGTGAATACGCTCGTGATGAGAATCTCACGATGCGTTTTTCCCTTTCTATCGAAAACACCGTAAAAGAATTGATCCCTGTTCAACAAATCCTCCAAACGTATATGTCACAAGAGACTAGGGATATTTCTCTGGATGGAGAAGTCGAAGACACCACCGACCCAGACGTTCTCGACGAACATATGGAAGAACCCTTCGGTGAGCCTGAGCCTGAGCCTGAGCCCGAGCCTATGATGGAACCAGAACCCCTAGATGAAATGAATGACCCCCAACCCACCGGACTTGAAAATGAGTTCAAAACGGTACACGGTGTACATGCACCCGAACCAGTATCAGAACCAATCGCAGCACCCCCTCCCTCTCCATACCCCCAGGAACAACCTCAACCTACAGACGATGACGTATTATTTGGTGATGCACCAGACCATCGTACAAAAAATCCCCGGTATAATTAAATGGAACTCTCAGATCATTTGCGCGACCCAGTGAGTGCCGCCCTAATTGCAGCGGGAATAACCGCCGCTTATATTCACCTCAAAGCATATTTGAATAATGAAGGTAAATTAGAACTCAATAAATATACCAAACCTGCCGTTCTCAACGCGATACTGGTATTTTTTATTATATCAGGTGGTTTAGCACAGAAGGAAGCTATCTCTAGTGAACCTTTCTAAACTTAAAGATTAACCAATAGTATAAGAATATGGCGTCCGTATCTGCGTTTAATGATATGATGAGTCAATTTCTTGTGGAATTGCACAAGACTTTTCCAGATGAAAAAGGCATTAAGAAGATGCTCACCTCCTTTGACATGTTGAAGTCCACCAATCCCCGTCTCGTTGTAAACGGTTTTATGGATGGTGTCACCCCTTACGCAGGAAAGATTTCTGCCAAGGATGAGACTTTTTTACTCGAAGAGGTTGAGAACATCGAGTTTCTCAGGGAACTTGATATCAAGAAGTATTGGGGTAATATGTCCACAAATACAAAGGCTGCTACCTGGCAGTATCTCCAAACACTGTACATGCTCGGTACCACTATCACTTCTCTCCCAGACGATACTCTTTCACAAATTGAAAAGATTGCAAAGGGTGTCGCAAGCCAAATGCAAGATGGAGACGGTGACCTCGACCAAGACGCTCTCATGAAAATGATGGGTAGTATGCTTGGTGGTCTGCCCAAAAAATAAACCTAACATATACTAAATGAAGGCCTGGTTCGACGATCCTCAGCAGCTCGTGAGAGCTGACCAGGTTAATCAATTCTGGCCAACAAATGATCAAACTCCAGAAGACCGGGTTAATGCTGCTTCCCGATTCGTAATTTATGTATGCACCATACTCTATCTCATTCGCCGTGACCCTAGGGTTTTCGTTTTGGGTGCGACGGTCCTCGCCGTTATTTACGTTCTTTATAAGTCTAGGATGGTTAAGGAGACGTATGGTGGTTCGGTTGAAGGTGTGAGCTGTCAGATGCCAACACCCGATAATCCCATGGGAAATGTCATGATCACCGACTTTAGTGACGCACCTAACAGATTAGAGGCGTGCTATTATCCCACCGTTAAACCGTTTGTGAACAGTTACACCAGTGACCGTATTCCATATGATGCGGGTCGTTCTCGTTCACCCATGCCCAAGTATCTTCGCAACGCCATGGAACGTCAGTTTGTCTCAAACCCCGTGACCAAAATCCCAGGGGACCAGACGGCTTTTGCGGAATCTCTTTATGGGCGAAAACATGCTCCCATGTGTAAAAGCGACACCCGCTTCTGTGATCCCAACGCTCGTGGTGTTCAGCTCGGGGCATTTTCTGGTCTCGGTAGTCACGGCGATAAGCGTTCTGGCATGTTTGCTAGATAAATATTCTTATGTAATAATAAATGGCATATCAACTTCAACCTGGACTTTCCATTGTTCAAAATACGGGCGCCGTTCCCCCGGTAAAAGCAAACGACGAAATTTTTGTCTACCCCCAGCCCAGTGCTTTAAATTGTGGTGATTGCCGCCCCAACACTATGTTGTACGGCACCGCCCCTTATATGGCAGGTAAGGGCTCCCCAGCGCAGTATATCGAAACGAGTGATCAACTTCGCCCTCAATCTACTTCACGATTTAACAAGCATATAATTCAGACGTACGAGCGTAACCTTTTTCCCCTCTCTAACATGGAGTGTAAGGTTCCCCTTCGTACTCAGAAATATGACCCATCTAGTACCCGTGCCGAACTCCAGAATGGACTGTTTGAGCGAAGGTATCTTAATAAAAATGTTAATAAGAAGTAAGAATGGCTGATCCTATATCGCTCATGGCTGTTGCTGGTCTTGTTTTTGCCGGTAGGAATTTGAGTACCAAGTCCGCACCACCCAAGGTCGACAACGTACCACCAACAATGAAAAATCCTGAAATAGTAGAATCTAATAATTTTGACACCTCCCCCGAAGTTCCACACAAAATGGAGATGGAAAATTTTGGTGATATCAGCCCCCAACAACGTAGTGGTGGTCAAGAAATTCTGAACATGCGCAATCGAATGTATGATCATGGTCGTATGAATAACTTGTCACCCGTCGAGAAACAGCTCGTCGGGCCGGGTTTGGGGGTCGGTGCTCACGTGCCAGCCGTTGGTGGTTTTCAGCAGACCTTTCGTGTGAATCCGGTTAATGTTGGTGAATATCGGTTAACCACACTTCCAGGGCGTACAGGTCCAGCGGCGGATGTTACTGGTGGTCGCTCCGCGAAGGTTGGTGAGCTTACACATAACAAACCAGAGACTACATCTTTCCTCCCATCGAGGAGACCCACTATGGCTGGGCGGGCACAGGGGATGTCGGGTGTTGTTCCCCGTAATGAACATGAAAAGACCAAGCGTACCACTAACCGTTCGGAGACCGGTCACCGTGCGGATGGTTTAGGATTCAATGGTGCGAAGCGATTCGTATCAGCGGGTGCGATGCCACAAGATCCCACTCGATTCAAGACTGACCGCACGGATGAACAATATACATACATGAATCATCCAGCGCCGGGTATTCACAGTCACCGTGGTGCGTACACCAATAGTGTCGCTGTAAAGGTGGCTTCGAAGAATAATGAAGAACTCATGAAATACGGTTTCCGCCCAGAAGACCGACGAGGAAAGCCAAACAGGATGGGTAACGCTGGTCGAATGAATGTTCGTGAAACAGCTCTCAAACAGGGTGGTGCTCTTACCGCTGTTCGTTCGGATACTACACGTATCGACGGACGTGTCAACGCGGCCAATGGTGGATGGACGCAACAGTATCAACAAAAGCCGTATCATCAATTTAACGCCTACAAGGGTAACGCGAATCCCAACACTAATAACCTCGACATAGCCAAGAGACAGCTCCAGAATAACCCCCTTTCTCATTCACTCTCTCATTAATTTTTTAGTTCATTAGACAAAAACATTCATTAAAATATTATACGCATATTTTAATGAAGGTCCACACCCTTAACATAGATAGTGGTGAGAGAGATACCAATGTATATTCATACGCTAATAATTATACCGTTACTTTGGATAACCCTATTTATGACGTAACAAATATCAAACTTGTATCTGCAAGAATTCCCACACCGCAGTTGATTACATGCGTGACGAACAAAACATTTAGTGTGGATGGAAATGTTTTTTCATTAGATGAAACAAACTACAGCACAGGAACAGAACTGGCAAGTGACTTGGCTACTAAACTCGCACCACCAGATTCCAATATAAACTCAGTCGTATTTGATACAGACACAAACGCGTTGACATTTTCTAATACACACGCATCCGATAATGCATTCACACTTGAATTTTATGATGGTACGAATGGGTATTTGAGTAATTCTTCACATTTTACAACACCCCACCAGGTTTTGGGTTTCAGTTCGGGGAACCATAGTTCGGTGACTGATAGTATCAAATCTGGGGCTATAAATATAAATGGACCAAATTCGTTGGTATTAAAATTGACAACAGGTTCTGATGAGTTTACACAATCTGTGTATACATCCACACCTTTCTATACCGGGCATATACTTCTAGACGGCTCCAAATTCATCAATTTTAACGGAGCTGACGATATGTTAGTGCATAATTTCCATACTGGAAGTCAAAAAATGATACAAGATATCAAAGTAGAGTTTTTTTACATGAGTCATGGTCGACTCATTCCGTATGATTTTAGAAATCAAGATCATATATTGAAATTTGAAATCACAGGTTCAACTGATAAATTAGAAAATTTACCAAAAGTTTCTATAGAAGAGCCCAAGAAGGTTGAAAAGAAAGAGCCAATAATAAGTATTCCTGAAGTCGTAAAGAATTCTTATAAGTGGAGAAAAGAGTATTTGTATATAGTACTAATTATTTTAGCTGGACTACTCTTGATGTTTTTAATGAAAAGCAAACCGTTTAGCGGGTTATCGCGTAGACGGGCTGTGCGGGCTTAGAAGCCTTACCAGTAATCCTGGAGATGACTAAGAAGACAACCACAGAGAGGAGGGAGGTAAGGACCGCGGTCATGGCGTATTGAGCA